AGAATGATGATGTAGAGATGATTGCTAAAATGAGATTCCAAGAATGTAAGATCTGTCCACTTATAGATAGGGAAGGTAAAACATGTGCAGTACCTAAGTCAGCACCTTGTTGTTCAGATTGTGGTTGTAGTTTAGGATTAAAGATAAGAGCTATGTCAGATAAATGTCCAAAAGGTAGATGGGATGCAATTATGCCTGCAGAGATGGAGAATAAACTTAAGAAACAACTTTACTTTGGACATGAAGCTAAAAAAGTACATGATGAAAAGATTAAGAAAGCAAAGGAGGAACATTTTAAAAAATTAAAAGAACAAATAAAACAAAGAGATGCCAGTAATATTTAAAGAAGAAGGCCATATCTATGAAAGCCTAAATGAAGATCTTGAGAAAGATCAAATCAAATGGACTAGTGTAACTAGTTTTATAAGTATGTTTAAACCTAAATTTGATAGAGATGGACAATCAAAGAAGTCCTCTAAGAATAAAAGATCAAAATGGTATGGTATGACTCCTAAAGAAATTATTGCTGCATGGGATGGTGAAACAGACAGAGCAATTAAATTAGGTAATTGGTATCATGATCAAAGAGAAGAAAATCTTTGTGAGTTTAATACTATTGAAAGAGATGGTGTTGAGGTACCAATAATAAGACCTATATCAGATGATAAGGGAATTAAGATTGCTCCTGAACAGAAACTAAAAGATGGTGCATATCCTGAACACTTTGTTTATTTAAAATCATTAGGATTATGTGGGCAAGCTGATTTAGTATCTATAGTTAATAATAGGATTAATATTTTAGACTATAAAACTAATAAAGAGATAAAAGAAAAAGGATTCACCAATTGGGAGGGAATAACATCCAAGATGTATAATCCTGTAAATAATCTTGATGATTGTAATCTACAACATTATAATTTACAGATGAGTTTATATGCATATATAATTAAGAAACACAATCCTAAACTTAAGATAGGTAAATTACAAATACAACATGTATCATTTGAAAAGGAAGGTGAGAATGAATTTGGGTATCCAATATCAAAATATAATGAACAAGGAGAACCAATAATAAAAAAAATTAAAATGTATAACCTACCATATTTGAAAGATGAGATTGATAGTCTTATTATGTGGTTAAAAGATAATCCACAATGCTAATAAAATTATTTGATGTACAAAATGGAAAAGTAATTCCTTCAGAACATTGTTATTCTATAAAAAGTTTAAAAAAAATAATGGATGATTATCCAGATACATATATGTCTGTTTATCTATACATATTTTATATGACATGTCCAGATCCAGATATGAATCCATTCTTCAATATGACTGAACATGAGAAAGAAGATGTAATTATTGAAGAAATAGAATTAGAAGAATCTACTGAAGATGGTGCAATTTTAAAAGCAATAGAACTATGCAAAGAGATGTATCAAACTCCAACGTTTAGAGCATACAAAGGAATTAAAAGTATGTTAGATAGACTAGCAAGGTATATGGAGAAAACACAAATAGAACATGGAAGAGATGGTAATCTTACTGCATTAGTAAACACTGCTGCAAAATTTGACCAGATTAGATTATCTTTTAAAGGTGCATACAATGATATGAAGGATGAACAAAAAAGCCAAGTCCGTGGTGGACAAGGATTAGCATATGATCAATTATAATAACTAAAACCAAATAGAAATGAGTAAAATTAGACCAGTTGGAGATAGACTCCTAGTTAAACAACATAAAGCAAAAGAAACTTATGGTGATTCAGGAATATATATTGCAGAAAGTAATCAAACAAAAGATGATAGAGGAACAGTGGTAGGAATAGGTGAGGAAGTAACAGGTATATATGAAGGTGAGGTAGTATTATTTAACCAGTTCATACAACCAGTAAAAGTATCTCATATGGATGAGGATCATATATTATTAAAACAAACTGATGTATGGGCAATAGAGGATGAGTAGAATAGTTCCTACATATAAAGATGGTGAATGGGATACCATTGAATCTGAATCTGATGAAGCATTTAGAAAGTATCTCATTTTACTTTTAAAAGAACCAGGACAATATGATTTTGATGAGGTTGCTTTATTATTTAATGAACAAGCAACCTTATTTAATAAGCAAGGATTCTACTGTGATAAACCTTTTAGATCAAAAGACTTTAATACTTATTGGAATGATCAGAAGTATAAATGTAGGAATGGTGTATTATATCATGGTAAGAAGAATGTATTTTATTTAACAAGAGATTATTATATGTGGTTAAATTTCTTACCTATCTTTGATAAGGAGGAAAAGAAATATGGGTTTGCTAAAGTTAGAGATGCTCAGTATCATATGGCTCTTTATGAGATGTTAGCAGAATTACATTTTAAACATGCAGCCATTCTTAAAAAACGTCAGATTGCATCTTCTTATTTTCATATGGGTAAACTTATTAATCAGTTTTGGTTTGAAGAAGGATCTATATGTAAGATAGGAGCATCTCTTAAAGATTATATTAATGATAAAGGATCATGGAAGTTTCTTGATGAATATAAAACATTCTTAAATGAACATACAGCATGGTATAGACCTTGTACACCTGAGAAAGTATTATTATGGGAGCAGAAGATTGAGGTTAGAATAAATAACAGAAAAACCAATAAAGGTTTAATGTCAAAAATACAAGGTGCATCTTTTGAAAAGAATCCTACAACTGGAGTTGGTGGACCTGTAACTTATTTCTTTCATGAAGAGGCAGGAATTGCTTCTAAGATGGATCAAACATATGAATATATTAGACCTGCAATGACATCAGGTATGATGACAACAGGAATGTTTATTGCTGCAGGATCTGTAGGTGATCTTAAACAATGTAATCCATTAAAGGAAATGATACTTAATCCACAAGCAAATGATATATATGCAATAGAAACTGATCTTATGGATGACAAAGGTGTAATTGGAATTGCTGGATTATTTATTCCAGAACAATGGTCTATGCCTCCACATATTGATCAATATGGTAATTCATTAATCAAAGAATCTCTTGAGGCAATTAAAAATGAAAGATCACAATGGGAAAAAGATCTTGGACCAGAACAATATCAATTACGTATATCTCAAAAACCTATAAACATTGCTGAAGCATTTGCTTATAGACAGGCTGCTATATTTCCACAGAATATAATTGCTAGACAAATGAAGAAGATTGAGGATAAAGAATACTCATATGAGTTTGTTGAATTAGAAAGAGATGAGAAAGGTATAGTAGCAAATAGAACAAAAAAATTACCTATCTCTCATTTTCCTGTAAAGAAAAAGATGGAAGATAAAACAGGATCTATAATTGTATGGGAAAGACCAATAGATAATCCTGGTTTTGGAACATACTATGCATCCATTGACCCTGTCTCAGAAGGTAAAACAACTACATCAGATTCTTTATGTAGTATCTTTGTATATAAGAATCCTATAGAGATTACAAGAGAAACTCCTGATGGTCAAGAAACATTTATTGAAAAAGATAAGATTGTTGCATCATGGTGTGGAAGATTTGATGATATAAATAAAACACATGAAAAATTAGAGATGATCATAGAATGGTATAATGCATGGACAATTGTTGAGAATAATATATCTCTCTTTATACAACATATGATTGCAAGACGTAAACAAAAGTATTTAGTTCCAAAACAACAAATATTATTTCTAAAAGATCTTGGCTCAAATAGAACAGTGTATCAGGAATATGGTTGGAAGAATACGGGCACCTTATTTAAGAGTCATCTCATATCTTATGCAATAGAATATATAAGAGAAGTGATAGATGAAGAGTTAGATGATAACGGAGAAGTAATAAAACAAACCTTTGGAGTGGATAGAATTCCTGATCCAATGTTATTAACTGAAATGTCACAATATTATCCTGGACTGAATGTGGATAGACTAGTAGCATTTTCTGCATTAGTTGCTTTTGCAAAGGTGCAACAGTCAAATAGAGGGTATTTAAAACGTAAAGAGAGTGATAAGTCATCAAATAACTTGGATAATTCCAAAAATTTGTATAAATTATCTATGAACCCCTTTAAGAATATTGGAAGGAAAAGACAATTGTCAAAAAGTAAAAAGTTTAAAAAATCACCATTTAAAAATATAAAATGAAAAATTACTGGATTACAACAACATCATGGGGAGATATTACCGTTAATTATATCTTAAATAAATAAAAAAAATATGCAAGTACTTAATGCTCTTCAATTAAAAAACGGTGCAAAGGCCAAGCAATCTAAATATCCTGCTACGTCAAGCCTATCTCAACCTATTCAATTTCTAGCATCTAAAAAGAAAAACCTAGATTGGGCAGCTTGGAATCTAGATTGGCTAGAAACACAAGGAATGGAATTCTTAAGAAAGAACTCAAGAAAACTTCTTAAGAATTATAAACTTGCTAAAGGTATAATTGATAGATCAGACTATATTGTTGAGGAGGATAATCAATATAAAGAATTAATGGATGTTCTAACAGAAGAAGATGAATCTGCATTAGAACTTAAGTTCTATCCTATAATCCCAAATGTAATAAATGTTCTTTCAGGTGAATTCTCAAAGAGATTCTCAAGAGTTCAATTTAGAGCAGTGGATGATTTATCATATAATGAAATGATGGAAGATAAAAGATCATTAATAGAAGAGAATCTATTAGCTGATGCAGAACAAAAGATGACACAAAAGATGATTGATATGGGAATGGATCCATCAGCAGCTGAGGCTCAGGAGCAATTAGCACCAGAAAGACTTAAATCATTACCAGAGATAGAACAATTTTTTCAAAAAGATTATAGAAGCCTAGTTGAAGAATGGGCCACTCATCAAATGAAAGTTGATGAAGAAAGATTCAAAATGCAAGAGCTTGAAGAAAGAGGATTTCGTGATATGCTTATTTGTGATAGAGAATTCTGGCATTTCCGTATGCTAGAAGATGATTATGATGTAGAGTTATGGAATCCAGTATTAACTTTTTATCAAAAGTCTCCAGATATAAGATACATTGCAGATTCAAACTATGCAGGTAAATGTGAGTTAGCTACTATATCAGATGTTATTGATTCATATGGATACCTAATGACAAAAAATCAATTAGAATCTTTAGAATCAATTCACCCAGCTAAATCAGCTATCTATATGAACTATCCAGTTCAGAATGATGGATCATTTTATGATGCCACTAAATCTCATAAGTGGAACACTAATGCACCATCATTAGCATATAGACAATTTCTGAGTAACTGGGATGCAAACCCAGGAGGTGGAGGAGATGTAGTGGCACAGTTATTAGGTCAAGGTGAAGATATTGCATCTTGGGGTACAGCAGATATGTTAAGAGTATCCACTATTTATTGGAAGACACAGAGAAAGGTGGGACATCTTACAAGAGTATTTCCTGATGGAGAAGTGGAACAACTAATAGTTGATGAAAACTTTAAGATGACACATAAACCTATTTATAATACAACCTTATTCAAAGATAAAACAAAAGATAATCTTGCTGAAGGAGAACATGTAGATTGGATTTGGGTAAATGAAGTATGGGGTGGAGTTAAGATAGGTAGAAATTTACCTAACTCATGGAGAACAGAATCAGGTACAGACTTTAATCCAATATATTTAGGGATTAATAAAGAAACTCCAGGAAGAGTGCAATTCCAATTTAAAGGAGATAATAATCTTTATGGTGTTAAACTCCCTATTGAAGGAAGAGTGTTTTCAGATAGAAATACAAGATCAACTTCTTTAGTTGATTTAATGAAACCATATCAAGTGGGGTACAATATGGTTAATAATCAGATAGCAGATATACTAGTGGATGAATTAGGTACTGTTATTATGTTTGATCAAAATGCATTACCACGTCACTCAATGGGAGAAGACTGGGGTAAGAACAATATGGCCAAAGCATATGTAGCTATGAAGGACTTTGGTATGTTACCATTAGATACTTCAATAACAAACACTGAAAATGCTACAAACTTTAATCATTATCAAACATTAAATCTTGAACAGTCAGGAAGATTAATGTCTAGAATTCAATTAGCAAATCATTTTAAGAATCAAGCATTTGAAGCAATTGGTGTTAATCCACAAAGAATGGGACAAGAAGTGGCAAGACAAACAGCTACTGGTGTAACACAAGCTGTTCAAGCTTCATATGCACAAACAGAAATGTATTTTATAAATCATTCAGATAACTTAATGCCACGTGTACATCAAATGAGAACTGATTTATCACAATTCTATCATAGTAAAATGCCAAGTGTTAGATTAAATTATGTATCTAGTGAAGCAGAAAAAGTAAACTTTACAATTAATGGAACAGAATTATTAATGAGAGACTTTAATATATTCTGCACCACTAAAACAAATCATAGGTCTATACTAGAGCAATTAAAACAAATGGCTCTCACTAATAATACTACAGGTGCAAGTATCTTTGATCTTGGTGGTATTATTAAAGCAGACTCAATTGCTGAAGTTTCAACTATTCTTAAAGGTGC